GCCAAGATTTGCAACGGTGGGAGCGCCTCCCTTGCCGGTAAACAGATTGAGGTGGTCGGCATGGAACAAAACCTTGCCGTCACCCATTTTTTCCGTACCCAGCAATGCACCGTAGGCGACATCACCGCACAGGCGGGCGCAGGCCTCGCCATACAGGCGCGGGGTTTGCGTGAGCGCGCCAAGGTCGTCATTGATAATGGCCTGACGGCTGATGGAAAGCTTACTACCGAAAGTTTCGACCTTGAATTTTTCGGCGTTTTCAGCCAGACGACCCTCGGAATATTCGCCGTTTTCCGGGATCTTTTTCATTTCCACGTCGCCCTCAAAACCCACGGCCTTGCTTTCCTTGAAGTCAACAGCCGTTCCGGTTTCCGCAAATTCCTTCCACGTTTCCGGCGCAGCCTCGTAGGCGTCCATGAGGGTGCGACGGCTGGTTTCAATCAGCAGGTCCGGGAGGTCGGTTGTGGTGAGGGCACGACCAACAATGGCGCGAATATCGCCGCGCATGTCACCGCCAGCACGCAGCACCATTTCGCGCGCCATATCGCGCAGGCCAAAACCGCGCAGTTCCTCGGCACCGGGGGCGGGCTTTTCAACTGCGATACCCGCCCGCATGAACAGGGCGTCCTGAATGGCGGCGCGCGTTTTTTCAAGTTCGGTCGCGCCGGATGAGGCGTGGAAACCGGGGCCGCTGCCCTTGCGTTGCTGCAACATGTCGTACACCTGCGCTTTTGCCGAGGTCAGAGTGGCCCCGGATTCAATGAGTTTGTTTTCCTGCTCGGCGTTCAGGCCGTGGGCCGTGCACATTTCGCGAATGCCGGTAATGCGCGAGCGCTCCGCCATCTGCACCATGGCGGTGCGAGTTTGCGGATTCTGCAGGGCGCGCAGAATGCCCGCGCGGGTCATGGCGCGCTTGCCCTTGGTGCCTTCGGCGGGATCTTCGGGGTCTGCTCTGCCTTCGGCGGGATCTTCGGCGGGGTCCGCGCCGTCGACCGTGACGCCATTTTCGTTGAGGACTTCCAGAAGCTGATCCACCAGGGCATCGCCGTCCACGGGATCACCTTCGACGGGAGGCAGTTCTTTTTCCTGTTCCTGCTGGGGATCCTGCGCGGGGTCTTCCTCGGTTACGCCGAGGGCGCGCAGGAGTTTACGCAAAAAGGCGCGCAAGCCTTCTTTGTCGTCCTGCCCCTGCGGGGCGTTTTTGCTCTTCTTGCCCATGGTACGCTCCTTGCCCGCTTGCGGGGCGGGCGCTGATTTGTTGGGGGCCAGTTTGGCCCGAACTTTTGCCTTGCTGTCTGCACCAATGGGGCAGAGCGACAATTCAAACAGCCGCCATTGCGTGGTTACGCGCAGGGGGCCTTCAAACATGCGGCCCTCAATTTCGGCGGTCTGATTTTCCTTAACTTCCTGATATGCAATAACTTCGTAACCTATGGAAACATCGGTTACGTGCCCCTCCATGACCTTTTGGAAAGGCTTTTCGCCGTCCTCGGTGGAGGAAAACACGTTTTTGCCCGCGAGCTGCGGCCCGTCAGGCCCTTGCTCCACACGAATATCGCGGAATGAGCCGAGTACATCTGCCACCCGGTCGCGGTTGTGCGAGTCCAAAAGGGGAACACGCCCAGCCGGGGGGATCTGGCAACCGCTCATCAGCAGCACCTCGCGCACCGGACGCCACGCCTCCCAGTCCATAACAATGGCGGGATCCTCGGTGCTCGCCACAACCTCTACGGAGCGCTCCGCCTCGTTGAGCGTGGCAGGGCGTCCCGTTGTTGCGTCCATGCGCAGCGAGAGCACGCGGCTGGTGCGGATGAAATTAGGCATATGTGGGGTCCTCCTTGTCGGGATCTGTGAGCTGCTCGACAACTCCGAGTTTGGCAGGATTGTTTGCCATGGACGTGCTGACGCCGCCCGTGGTTGCGTCAACCCCGTACTGGGCGCACAAGGCTTCCCAGGCGGCGCGCTGGGCTACAATTTCCTCCGGGTCCTCACCCCTGCCCAGGATTACCGACTGCGGCGATTTGATGCCCGACTGAATGGCGTCAATGTCGGCTTTGCCGTCGCGCAGCGGGTCAACGCTGGGCATACCGGCGGGGATCCACATCGCCTTGCGGAAACGGTCACGGTTAAGCCAGTAGCCTTTGAGATAGTCTTGCGTCAGGGCTTCATAATCGAGCCAACGGGAAAAAATAGGGCGGATAAAATGCTGCTCGTTGCGGAACTGGTGCGGCACCAGAAACATGGAAAAATCGTTACGGCTGGCCTTGCTGGTGCTGTAATTGATGCTGGTGTAGTCGCCGGATAGGATCTCGTAGGGCAGGTCAACCGTGATGGCGACCATGCGCAGCACAAAGCGCGTGAACCTGTCAAAACTGTCACCGGGGCGCTGGGTTGGCGGGGCAAACGTCATGTCCTCGCCCTCGTTGAGGTATTCAAGGATGGCGTTTTCAACATCCTCAATATCCTCGCGCCGCGCGATGCCGCCGCCTGCACCGGGGGGCAGCCCGCCGCGCAGGGCCTGCGACATTTCAGGATTGCCGCTCTTGATAAACCCCAGCCATTTTGCCGCCATTTTTGCGGAGTCAATCTCCGCGCCGGTATAGTCGCCCATATCCCGAGCCAGCAGAACGGCAGGCGCAAACGGCGTTACGCCGCGCAACTGACCTGGGCGCAGGGGCTGGAAACCGTGAATGACATTGGCGGCAGGCTCGCGCCACGTGCGCAGCGCGTGCTCCCACGCAAAAACGGTTTGAAAATGGTAGGCCACCGGCTCGCCGGTAAAAACGTCGTACTCCACGCCCTGGGCAATATCGGTGTCCGGCTCCTGCCCCTCGGTGCGCCACGCAGAGAGATTTTCCGGCTCATAGAGCTGCACCGCCAAAGGGTGGCGCGAGCGGTCGCGCGGCGTGGCGAAACGCGCCACAAACTCGCCGCACTCGCATTCCTGCCGTTTGGCAAGAGACTGCAATTCATAAAAATGTAGTTTGCCCGCAACGTCGGCCTTTTCCATCCAAATGCGGAACCGCTCCTCAATTTTGCGGCGCACTGCCATATCGGGGGTGCCATCGGGCAGGGTTGCCAGACTCTGAAAGCGCGAACCCCGACCGACCGTAAAAGCCACGATACCATTAACCGCGCGTGTGAACGGAGGGAAATTGCGGATCAGGTCGCGCACGCGGGCGCGCATGCGCGGATTAGCCGTGGAGATGAGCTGGTTAAAATCGGTCTGCATGGGCGACCAATTACCGATGGTGCGCGGAGAAGCTGCGGCGTCGTAGCCGCTGCGGATGGCGCGCGTAAATTCAGACGTGAAAGCCGACGACCGGGGCGCGTTGATGGCGCGAGTGCGCCGGGCAGGATGGCGAGCAGGACGGCGGATCATAACCGCCCCCCGCGCCCGGCGTTGCCCATGTACACTCTGGCACGGTAGGGTTTTTTGCCGTCCTCAAGGTCGGCCTGCTGTTTGACGTATTTGAGATGGTCGCGGAACTCGTCGAGCGAGCGGTAGCTAAACGTGCGGTTGGCAATGGTGTAGGAGCCAAAACGCCGGAACGCCGCCGACTGCATATCGGCAACCATTTTGTCGTAAAGTTCGCGCCACGGTCCAGCCATTGAAAAACCCCATGCAAAAAAGTGTATTTCTTTTGCATGGGGTAGCCCAAAAAAAATTGGTACGGCAATGGTTGAACATTTTTGCAGGTTTTTGCAGGTTTGGCAGAAAACCTATTTACTGGTTGCCAATGCGCAATGCCCGCCAGCGGTCTATTGATTCTGCATCACTGCTCCATTGCCCGCCTATTTTGCCCGCAGGGAAGCGCTCATTTTTGACTAACTTCCGAATGGTGTTTTCGCTCACACCAGCATATCTTGCAATTTCACCAAGGCCAAAAATGGGGGATTTTTCCCGATTTACCCGCATTGCACTACCGCCGGATACATGACTATCAGTCGTACAATATGCCATTTTTATTCCCCCTGCGTTTGCACTGCGATTTTATTTTTATCATGCACGCGCACATCTGCCACCGGCACAAATACCCGTTTGCCGTCAAGGCTGACGTTTACCACCCATTGCCCCGTAACATCCTGAATTGGTTCTGTATTTGTCCACGTTCCGATATGTTGAGGCAGACCACGTTTCCAAATGACCACCGTAACACGGCTGGGGCATGGGATAACTGGCACGGGCTGCGGCTCCACGCCCCGGTCGGAGAGCATGGAGGCCACCAGCGCGCCCAGGGCCTCGGCATCAAAAAAGCGGCGCTCGCCCTCGGCAGTGTCCAGCCAGCGACGGTTTACCCGAACCCTGAATGCCCCGTCCGGCCCTCCGTGGTTTTCGGCGCGGGAGAGTTCGCAACGGTTTGTTGTCGTGTCATATCTGACACAAATTTGCGCACAAAATTTGCGTTTTTGTTCATAGGTGTTTACTGCCATGGGCTACCACCTGCGCTCACGTTCTGGTTTTGGGCGTTTGGTCTGGGGGCGCGGGCGCGGTTGCACTGGCGCGTGCGCTGCCCGCTCCTGCCTGCGCAGTTGCAGCACGTGCAACGGGAGGCTGGGCGTCCAGCTCGCGTCGGCGCATGCGCCCGACAGCATGAGGCAGTCGAGCAGATGGTTTGTTTTGCTCACAGTTTCCCACACCAGGGCAGAGCCTCGACGCACCTGCCGCTCTGCCGTGAGATGGCTGACCAAAATATCATCAGCGTCAGCGTTGAACCGCAGGGGCTGGGTGCTGTCCTCATTGAGCAAACGCCCGAGGTCTGTATTTTTTATGGCGTTGGTATCTATGAGATGCAGCCGCAGCCCGCCGGGAATTGGTTTGCCGTTGTGGGGCATTCGCTCGCGCAGCACCCAGCGCACTGGCGCGGCCTGCGCCCGGCTGCTACCTTTGCAGGCATGCACTACCCCGCGACCATTCAGCCGCACCCACATATAAACCTCCTCTGTTCTGGTATAGATGCCCTCTGTTTCCGTTCCGCCCGAGTCCATAGCTGTGCGCCAGATGGGCATGACCTCTCCGGTCAGGTGCTCCGGCGATACCGCGCCCATGTCCGGGGACCAGCCCGGTACGCCCTCGGGACAGAGCACCGGGTAATAGGTGTCAAAACAGAGTTTTTCCACATCCTCCCACGTTTCCACATAGCCGTAATCGACCACATAGCTGGCGAGGGTTGGCATCCACGCGCGCACCAGATACCAGAACCCGCGTTTCTGCACGTCTATGCCACAGGTTACAGCTACCGTGCCGTGCGGAAGAGTGCGCGGAGGCAGGGACATATCGCGCAGCTTGAGGAGATGTTCTTTGTCCGTCTCCATGACTACAGGGGTGAACGGGCGGCCCAGGTCGTCGTTGTAAAACTGCTGTTTGATTTTGGGATCATCAGAGGTTTTTGCCAGCAGCCCCCGCGATGCCAGATCGGACAGGCTGACAAAACGCGAAAGAATGGCGGGCATGTGATAGCCAACGCTGACGGCATCCCCGATGGCGGGAGCAGGCTCAAAATCTTTACCGGCCCAAACATAGGGACGCCAGCACCCGTTGCGCACCGCTATATCGCGCGTGTGGTCGCTCCATCCATAGTTGCACTCTGGGCAACGGTAGCGGGCCAGTTTGCGCGAGCGGATCAGGCGCGGATCTGTTTCGCCATCCGGCACCACGATATTTTCCACGTCCGGCAAATGGTTTTTTTGGCAGGCCGGGCATTTGACCTCGTAGCAATAGAGCTGGTCCACGTCCTGCGTAATGCCGCGCCATATACTACTGTCGTCCTCGCCGCCTTTTGGCTGACAGACCCGCATTATTTTTGCGAACTCGCCATAGCTGCGCGTGCGGCCTCGAAAATCCTCAACCGCCGAGGCCGTGCCGCTTTTGCCGTACAGGTCCTCTTCGTCCAGCAACAAATCCTGAACCGTGATGGAGGCACGCTGGCTGGGGCTTTCTGCCGAGGCCAGTTCAAGGCTTGTGCCGTCTTTAAACGCAATAGTGGTGCGCCGGTATTTTTCGACCAGCCTCCGTAAGCGGGGGCTGCCCTTGAGCAAGGGCAGCAGCTTTTTGTCGCGCACGCGGGCCGTACTTTCCTTGGTTGGCATCGCCAGCATTTTTACGCCGGGGCGGTACTCCATGGACCAGCCGAGAGAGGCATAGAGCAGCAGGGTTTTGCCCACCTGCAGCGACCCGCAGACCACAACCTCATGCACGCCGGGCGTGCTAAACGCGTCCATGGGTCCAGCCAAAAACGGGGCCACGTCGAGCCGCAGCGGGCTGCCCTTGTAGAGGCCATCCTGCACGATCAGGTGTTTACTGGCCCATTCTGAGCAGGGGATTGGTGCGCGGTGGGCAAAAACGCGGCGCTCGCCCTCGCAAAACGTGATAGAATGGCGGGCCATCAGTCGGCCTCCAGTTCATCAGACTGCGTTGCGGGCGTGGACTGGTCGGCATCGTCGCTGTCTGATTCGTCCTGATCGTCCACCAAAAATTCCCGCTCGCCGCTCCATGCGTCCATCCATATGCCTGTTTTTTCTGCCCACCATTGCACCAGATCACGTAGTTTTGATTCATCCCCGCCGACAAAAATTATAATTTCCGGCCCGTACAGATGAATGAAATTACGCACCTCGTTGCGGAAAAACAGCGCACGCGCCGCCAGATCGCGCTCGTGGTCGGCTTTGGGCATGAGCATGCCCATCTCTTTTTCCAATTTCAGTTTGGTGCGCTGGGCCTGATAGTGTTTCAGCTCTGCGTCGTTGCTCTGGCGGTTGGCGGTGGCCTCGACCAGGGCTTTATTTTCCGCCTTAGCCAGAGGCGTGAGATTTGCAGCAGCGTAGGCCATCAGCACCGAGGCCTCGTACATTCCGGCTGCGTTGCGGGGCAGCAGACCGGCGCGCACAGCGTTGGAGACGGTGGACTTTTCGACCTTAAACCCCTGCTCTTTAAGATACGCCAGAGATTCCCGCTGCGTTTTGAATGCCAGCGCCGAGGGTGTAGGTGCATCAGACATTGGCGGCCTCCTCATTGTGAATAGCCATGCGTACCCATTCGCCGTTGCGGCGCATCCATGCCGTGAGCCTGACAATATCGTCCAGCGACCAGCGTTCATGCCCAAAAATTTTAAAATCGTCGCCGTCTGGCTTGACGCGCAACCCGGCACGCTCAAGCAGGCGCAGACTATCAAGCGGCCCGGCGGCAGTGGTCAGCCAGTCGGCGCGGGTTTTGCCACCCGGGGGAATGAGCGGCAGCTTGTTGCCCTGCGGCGCAGACTCCGCCGCCACCGGCACGGGCGCACCCGCTGCGGCCCCCTCCCCCTCGGTGATGTTGCCCTCGCGGGCCAACGGCGCATGGGCCTGACCAAGAGGCTGGGCGGCTGGGGCGGAGGGTGACGCCTCGGGCGCTGGGGTGGTGTGCGGGAGATTGAACACCGGAGGCAGGCCTGCGCGCAGCCAGAGGGCGAGGTCAACGCCTGCGGCTACGGCCTCGCCGGGATCTTTGCCCGCAGGCACGGGCCAGCGGCGCGCTGTGCGATAGGTACGTGCCCAAAACTCAAAACCCTGCGCGCCCGGGCGCTTGCCGTTTTCTTTTGGCGGGTCGAAGTCAAGCGCCACCAGAATGCACAGGGCGGCGGAAAGAATGGCATGGGCTGTGAGATCCGGTTTGCCCACGTTGGTGCCAACGGATATGGCCCCAACGTCCAGCCCGTCGGCCTCTGCTGCCGCTGCGCAGGCCATGGCATCCATCTCTGACTCCACCACCACAAATGCCCGACACTGGGGGCGCAACAGCATGGGGTGCATGGAACTGCCCGGTATGACGGCAAATTTCATGTCTGGGGCCATGCGGGCACGGGCTTCATCGGTGCGGCGCACACGCAGGCGGCATATTTCGCCAGACTGCGAAATTGCAGGGATAACCAGCCCGGCGGGGATCCACAGGGGTTTTTGCCGACCGTCTTCTTTGAGCACTTCCGGCAGGCCCCATGCGGCACGCTGTTTGTAATAGCAGTCGCCGCCTTTTTCTCCGGGCAGCCAGCCCAAACGGAAACGCTCAACGGCATCAGCCCACAGCCCGCGCCGCGCCATCTGAACCATGCGCTCGGGATCTGCCACGAGCTGCCCGTGGGCGTAATCGACCAGTTTTGCCGCATGCTCACGCCACGCAGCAGAGGGCAGCTCAAAAGAGGATTTGGGTTCAAAGGCGCGCGCATCGCGGTCTTGCTTGGGCAGCGACAGGGGGCGGTAGCCGCCGGACTTGGCTTGCATGCCGAGAATTTTGCATGCGTCCTGATAGTTTTTGCCTTCATACTCGCGCAAAAACTGGATGCAGTCGCCGCCTTTCTGGCAGCCACGGCAGTACCATGTGCCGCCCTCGCACCCGCGCGACTGCTGCTGGGGCCACGCGCGAAAACGGTCATTGCCGCCGCACGACGGGCAGGGGCTGGCGTATTCCCCGCCGTGCGTTCCGCTGACCTTCACCGGCTTGAGGCCGCGCTGTGTAAGCAAGTCCAAAATGGTCATGGCTTAGTCCTGCTATAGTCTTGTAATCATCCTACTTTTAACTATCTATTTTTTATTACTATTATTTAAAAATAGGATGATAGGACAATAAGATGATGAATACACATGAAAAACCCCCTCCCCGCACATGCGAAGAATTAGGCCGATAATCGTCCTATGGGCATAGTATCCCCCTCAAACGCGCATGGGCGTAGGGCATTGGGGCAGGACCAACAGAACAGGCAAGGCAAAAATGGTCATGGAACGGTCATGGCTATTTGCGGCGTTCATCGTCGCCCCCCTTGTCGTTTTCAGAGCTGCGCAGCGCCGCAACGGCGTCGTGGTTGATCTCCACGCCGTAGTAGTAATAGACCCCGCCTTTTCGCTCGCGCTGGAATTTTTCGCCCATCAGGCGACCAAATGTTTTTTGGCTCATCTGTTTTTTGGGGTTGGCGGTGATGTTGACCCGGTACCAGACGTTGAACACCTCATACAGCTCTGACGCCTGAATGCGGATAGTTTCGCCCGCGAGGTTAGGCGGCGGCGTTATGCAACAGTCGTCCACAAACTCCGCCATGGTGTCCTCCTCGCGCCGGTATTCGCTGGTGGCGTCGCGAACTTTTGGCGGCGGGTTGAGGCCTCCGCTTTGCTGCCACTCAAGGCAGCCGCGCACCAGCCAAGCGAGGATGCCGGGCATCTCTGCCCGAAGTTTTTCTTTGAGGGTTTTGTCCATGGGGCGCTCGCGGTCGTTTTGCGGCGGGCGGTCAACAAACGAGAGCGGGAAGTCCACAAGCAGCAGGCGCTCCCAAAAGGCAAAATCGCTGCTTGAGGCGTGCGGTTTGTGGTTTGTGAGCAGAAAAAGAAGGTGGGTCGGCTGAAAATTGACGTTGCGTTTGTCGTGCGGATAGCGCCCGGTCAGCGTTTCGCCGCCCGAGAGCCATTTGACGCGGGCGCTGGAAAAGCGTTGGCCTTCATCGGTTTCGCTGGCGAAGGCAAGCCGCAGGCCGCGCAACGCCATAATATCGGGTGAGGGCCCGGCGGCAGAGCGTTTGCCCTGATCGAGCAGCATTTCAGACTGCACCGGGCCAGCCAGGGCCGCAGAGGCATCGCGTCCGCCCAGCGCCTCTTGGATAATTTCGGTCATGATCCCCTTGCCGTTACGGCCCCGCCCATGGAACACAATAAAAACGTGCTCGGTAGAAAGGCCGGTTATGCCATATCCAAAAGCGCGGCGCAGGAATGCGGCAACGTCCGGGTCGTCGTCCATGACCTCAAGCACGAAACGCTCCCACGTGGTACAGGGCGCATCAATGCCCTGCCATTCGACCGGGGAACTTTTCATGAGGTAGTCGTCTGGACGCCCTGGGCGAAGCTCGCCGGTGCGCAAATCTATGACGCCATTGGCAACAGCCAGCGACCAAGGCTGGGCGTCAATCTCATCGCCGCGGATTGCTAGCGGGGATTGATCGTTGGCTTTCGCAAAATCAAGGCAGCGCATGCGCCCGGATTGCGAGCGCAGCTTGTGGGCGCGGGTTTTGAGCGCCTCGGCAAGGCGATCACAGCGCGAGGCGGCCTCCTTGTCGCCGCTGTCGCGGGCCTCGTTGGCTTTTTTGCGGTAGATGGCTGCCGACCGTTCATAAAGCTGCGCGACCTTTTCAACGTCAACGCTCGCTGCGTGTGCCTTCTCCACCAGATCAACATGCCAGTGGTGCCCACGGTAGAAAATCCATTCGTCGGCCTGACCGACGTATGCATGCGTGCCACCAAACAGGTGGGCATACAAAACACCGTCGCCCAGCTCGTTGGCCTCAAGGCATCGCACAATAAAATCTGTGGGCACGTCCTCAAGTTTTCGCGGCGCCAATAAATTTTGTGCGGGCGGCTGTGATGCGGGTGCGGTGGTTTGTTCCTCCTGCACCCGCGCTGCTACCTGCTCGCGCATGATTTGTTCGGGGCTTTTGCCCTCGGCGGCAAGGTTACCGTCAGGCATGAAGTCCTCCAGTATACGGCGCAGATCCCGCCGCAGTTTTGACGTGATTTGCACCCATAGGCATGGACCCTAATTCCAAAATTCCACGGAATTTTTTCCAAAAAATTCCATCGCTTCTTGGGGTCGCTAAGCCGCGCGCGAGGCGGTGGGCCGAGAGAGGACCCGTAAGGATTGCAGCGCAGTTGATGCCCATAGGACCGTTTGGCGTGTCCCTTTGGGGCATAGGGGGGCGGGGGGAAGCGGAGGCGGCAAGTGCGGGCTGCGCCCGCATAGATGAAGCGCCCGCGTTGGCAATTAAACAAGGGACAATGTAGCTAGAAGGCCGCACCTGAATGTACGCCAACGCGGGCGCGCACCCATAGCAGACCAAGGAGGACAGGGCTAAGAGGCGTAGCAGGCAAGGCGGTATTATGCCGCCTTCCATGAGGATAATGGCAGGGGGGGAAGGAAAAGAGTAGCAGACTGGTAGCAGCAGCAAAAAAGACTTACCTCTCCATGAGAGGTAAGTCTTTGTTGTTATTGGCTCCCCG